CGATAAGGCTAGCGTCATGAGGACTAATGAACCCAGTCAGCCTAAAGCCTGTCATCGAGCCCTCGTAGTGACCTACGCCGGCCGTTCATGCCCAGTACCGTTCATCGGGGTCATCGTCGATACCTCCATTCGGAATCAGTGTTATCTCACCCGGAGTCGCGACCTTCACCGCCGCCTCCAGCGCGTCGAGGTCGTTATCTGTCAGTCGTTTCATGTGTTCCCTCGATCACCTTCCCCTTCGCGATCCGCCGCTTCAAGGTCTTGAGCCGCACCAGTCTGTCGCCCTCAGTCTTGCTGTGATAGCGCACGAACTCCCAAGTGTGGTGGATGTCCCAGTAAATCCTCGTAATCTCAATCTCGTCCCAGCTGCGCCGAAGCCAAACGAAAAATCGGTCGCCAGGCTGGGGGTTTCTCATGGGGTTACGCACGAAAACGCTCCTTTCCCCGAACTTCGCTTCGGGGGCATGCGGTAGGTTGTTGAGTCGTAAGTGCGGCGATGCGCTGCTTGATCTCGCTCCACGGCACCATAAACAATTCCTGGTTGCTACTGCCAAGCGGCCCCAGTTGGTTCAACTCCCGCGCCGCCGCCTCGCGCTCCCGCTGGGCGAGCCAGTCGAGAGCGGGTTGGTTATTGGTCAGTACCAGGACAATGCCGTGCCGCAATCGTTGCGCGATCTCAGACTCGTGCTTGTCGGTGATTCGCGCAAGGTTTCGCCAATGCGCGGCCCGCTGCTCAGCTTCCAGCGCCTCCACGGCCCTAGCCTCCCCGGCACGGGCCGCGTCGCGCTCGGCCTCCAGATCGGCGATGCGGGCGCGATACTGATCGAAGCACCGCCGCAGATCCGACAGCGCCAAGCCCCAGCCGCCATCTAGTTTGTACGTCCTTTCGGGCGTCGGGAATCCTTGACCGGAAAGAAGTACCAATACGTCGTCGAGAATATTAGACACATGATCTTGGTTAGTCATTTCTCACCTCGCGCCTCATCAATAAACTTTCCAAGCAGGCCCATTGCCTCCTCCCGCTCTGCCCGCAGCGCCGCCAAGTCGCGCTCCTGGGCCTCATACATGCCCTTCCAGTCGGGAGCGGTCAGCAGCGTTCCCCGCTCCCGCATCAACTGCGCGGCCTCGCGAAGAACAGCAGCGTCGGCGGTAAATTCAGCAACCGATGTTTCGGCAGCAAACACAAATTTTAGATCCTTTGCCGCGCTGGTTTTTTCCGCCCCAAGCCTTTCTAGTCGTCTTACTTTTTCTTCGTTCGTCATTTGCCCTCCTGTCCGTCTACCCACGCAATGGCAGCAGCCTTTGCGGCGTCAAGACTGTCTGCGACCGTGGCTTCATAATCCGGGAAGGAATCAACATACCAGTACGCGACGCCGGACCTTGCCTGGGTAACGCTAAGCGTCCGGCCTTTGTACTGCCGCTCCCACAACACAGCCCAGTCCGCTTTGTACTCCCGCTCCGGCTCGCCCCGCTCCCGCCACATCTGGGCGGATTCGCGGAGGAGGGCGGCGTCAGATTCGTGGTCGCGGTAACCAGCGTCAAAGGCCAGTTCTTCTAATCGGTCTGCTTTTTCTTGGTTCGTCACTCCCCCTCCAGCCGCGCCAGGGCGGCGGTAACCGCGCAGAGCGGGCACCAGTCGTAACAGACTTCATAGGCGTCTTCGCGATGCGTCGGTCTAGCGTGGTCTCTGACCTTTAGCAGCGCCGCCTTCGCCACCTCCAGCCTCCCGCGTAAATCGCTGATCGTTTCCATCGCTTCAGTCAGCGCGGCGTCCGCAGCCTTGATGGCGTCGAGGTCCCGCTCCTGCCGCTCCAGGGCCTCGGCCCCGGCGAGGAGGGCGGCGGCGTCGGCCCTGCAAGTCGCAATCAGGCCCGAGCTGTACATAGGCGTAAACGTCTTCGCCATGTCCAGTTCCTGTTGCGCCATATCCCGCAGCCGTGCAGCGTGCTGGTTATTGGGGTGCGACATGGATCACCTCTGCGTTCTTCGCTACATCGGCCCACCACTCGCGCCACGAAGGATAGGCGTCTGGCCCGCCAAGCGGTGCGTCCGCCATGAAACCAGAAAACGAGTAGGCGAAGTCCTGATCGGCGCGGCTAATCGTCAGCAGCGATTCGCCGATTTTCACCACATCCCCCGGCTTCGGATTCGTCAACACGTCAGATGCTGTTCTCATTCTCCCCTCCGATCGGCCATACCCTCCGGCTCAAACACCGCGTCCGGAGTGCCGTGCTTCGCCCGCATGTACTGGTTCCAGGCACCATACAGAACGTCAAGCGCCGCACCGGCTAGCCCCTCGTGGTTGTCCACTCCCGCGCCGGGTTCCGTCACGCCATACTCGGCCAGCAGGTGCTCGGCGGCTTCGGCCAATCGCTCAACTGGCGTAAGCACCGGACCTCGGCGAAGGCGGCCGCAGTGGCCGCAATAGATGCCTTCGATTTCCCAACCGACCATGGTCGTGGCCTGTAATAGCGCCTTGTTGCATTTCTCGCAGCCGCCGTTGATGACTTCCGCAGCGTCCGGCAACGGACAATCAGTCGCGCCCACCAGCAGCCACGTCGGCAAGAAGGTCAATCGAAAGCGTTCCTCTCCCTGCTTTATCGGCGCAATCATTCTCCCCTCCTCTCCACCACAATCGTAATGCCATCCGCCGTCGCCTCAGCGTCAACCATCTCCCAGTCGGGGAACCCATACCCACGCGACCGGCAGTACGCCGCCAGCCGCTCCCATGCCTCGTCGGCCACCGTCGCGCACTTCGCTACCAGCGCCATGGCCTCGGCCGGCGTCAGCGGCATGGCAAGGCGCACTTGCTCCGGCTCTGGCCGATAGGCCGGGTGATCCGCGCCGGGTACTACCATGTGATTCTCCGTCATCTCGATTCCCTCCATGCCTTCCCCATCTCCACTCGTCCCGCCACCGCCGCGGCGTCGAGTCCTTCGCGGAATCGAGCCTCGGCAGCAGCCAGTGCCATGAAGAACCGCGAGAGTAGCTTCGCCCCATTCGAGAGCAGGACAAGCGTATGGCAGATGCCATCGCATCCGGTTTCTCGGTGGCGAAGGACGAACAGCATCATCAGGCCTACTAGGGCCAAGACTGCAAATGTTGCTTGCTCCACGGCTTATCCCCTCAGAACGGAACGCTCTCATCCCCCACCGCATCAAACGGCGACGGCGAAGAGACAACTTCTTCAATCTGTGGACCTTGATTCGGCGAATACAGCGCAGCCAGACGAACTCCGTACTTCCCGTTGTCCTCAGCAATGGCGACCGCCGGCTTGTCGCTCAGCGCCTGGTTGATATTCCGCAACCAGGCGCTTCCGGTGAGATCGCTCTCGCTGCAACCGAGACCGATCAGGCTCTTCCGGGTGCCCTCCATCGCCTTTGGCGTAAGGAACTTCGTCACGGAGTCCTGTCGTCCGTCCTCCATGCGGAGGGCGAACTCAAGGCCCTGGGTCTGGTTCTGTCCGATCTTGACGTGCCTGACGCCAATGATTGAGCAGTCGTAACGCTTCTTGTCTTCGTAGGGTCACCACCTCTTCAATCGGCACCTCGCCGGGGGCCAGGACGGAAATGTACTCGGTCGCCTCGGGGACGTAGAACTTCTGCAATCGGCCTAAGGCCCGCCAGAAGAACATCGACTCGGGGTCCTGCTTGTAGGTGTCCTTGTCGGACAGCTTCATCCGCTTGGCATCCTCCTCGGTGAACGAAGCAACCGCGCCTTCGACGGCCTCTCCGCCCTTGATGAGCTGGAGCTTGCAGCCTCTCAGGTCCCGCTGAATGAATTTCCAGGAGTAGCCGTGCCGCCGCATGAGCAGTTCCAGCACGGTGCCCATCATCGCCGGAATCCCGTTGACGAAGTAGAGCCCCCGCGCCGACTGAAACGCCGAGAGTCCGAGTTCTCGGCCAAAGCGAATCCGCATCGCGATATCCGCCGCGTCAACCTTCTTCGTAGCGTTGACGCCCCGTGAGAAAAGCAGTCCTTCGGCGTAGTCGCTCTTCATCTGGAGCGCGGTGCTGCGTGCCGCGGAACCGGCCTCGCTGGCCGAGATGATGTCGTCGAGGATAGTCGAGATCGACTGAGCCTGTGCCTGCGGCTGCGGTGTTTCCGCCGCCTTTTGGATCTGTTCTGTGAGTGACATATCTTCCTTCCCCCGTTACGCCGGGAGCACGCGGAATGGTCTGGACACGGAGGGCTTCAGAACGCTCTGATAGACATCCGGGTGTTTCGATTTCAGCGCATTCGTATCAACGCGCTGAGAGACTTGGGGCTTGGCGACGATGCGGTAGCCGGGAGCGGTGGCCGAAGCCGCATCGCCCAATAGGCGAAGGGACTCTTCCTTAATCTGCTCCATGGCAGCCTCGGCATCATCGCGTACATCGCGAAGAGAGAGGTACTCAGCGGCCAGCGCCGCAATGCCAGGAATCTCCGTGGCTTCCGCGTCCGGGTCGATGCTTCCCAGCAGCGCCTCGCCCTGACACGAGAACCGATACTCGCACTTCGAGCAGCGGGAGTCGCTGGCCGGCAGGCGGTCGGGTTCGCCATCGCCCTGGACCATCGCCCAAAATCGGTCAACGTATACCCGCATGAGGGCGAACGCCGCGGGGTCGAAGTCTACCTCGAAGGTCTCGAAGCGCCAATTGGACGGCTCGAGAATCGCGAACGCCCCCCACCGATACTCCGAGAGAATCACGCGGTCCATCGCGCCCATCTCGTGATCGGCGATACCCCTGCTGGCCTTGCGGCGCCGCACCTTGTTGCCCGTCTTGGCAACGTACTCCGCAACGATCAGAGGCTCCAGCTTGACGCCGCGAAGCAGATGCCCGCGAAACGGTACCTCGTAGTCGGGCTCAACGGCCCGCTTCTGGTACCACAACTTCCGAGCGCAGCCGTAGGGCGGCGCGTTGACGATGGACCCGAGATCGGACCCACCGATAAATCCTGTTCTTGTCATTGCTCTCTCCTCTCAAGAATGCCCCACGGCTGGTAGTGTCGGGATGCCGTGGGGCGTTGTTAACCGTTCGCTTTCTTTACTCGACTCCTGTTAAAAAAGTACCGTCCATAGGACGGCTGGCTTGCGCCAGGTGGTCGGCCAGATTCCACGGTTTCCACGCCGCGCCTCCGGATCGCTCCTTTGGTGTAGCCGACCACCAAGCGCAATCAGCATTCCCTGCCGCCGATGATCCTCCCGAGGGCCATCAGGAATGCACCAGCTCCCCCGAGGACCAAGCGATCCCGGCACTCAAACAGGGCGTAGGCAATAATCGCCGCCCCGATTGCCATGATTGTGACCGCACCTGCGATCTTCACTGCACTGCACCCTGAAGGATTTTTTCAATCAGGGCACGCAGCGAAACTTTGCTAATTACGGCGGCCACCTTTAATTTCGCGTGAAGCGGCTCTGGGAGCCTAACTTGGAGCATCTTCGTTTCCATGAGTCAATCATCGCCCAGCGGAATAATAAAGTCAATAGTTTTATTGAAACTAGTTTTTCTATTACTTTATGTTTTTCACCAGTGCTGAAATAATGGGGACGTGAGAAGAGGAAAGAAGGAAGTCCCCCTGACGGTGCATCAGGCGGCAAAAAAGCGGCTGTCGTCGATCCAGGATCTCGTGGCGAAGATCAACGCCGCGATCCGCGATCCGACTGGCGAGATCAGCCAGCGATTCCGCGCTCTGCCAGAGGAAAAGCGGGCAAACATCCTTCGGCAACTGGAGGAACTGAGGGCTCAGTACAGACGCGACCAGGCCGTGACGGACTTCAACACGTTCGTGCGGCACGTCAGCCCCAACTTCGTTGAGGGTCCGCACCTTCGTCAACTCTCGGAGGTATTCCACCGCATCGACTCCGGCGAGTCCGTCCGTGTCATCGTGAACATCGCGCCTCGGCACGGCAAGTCCGAACACATCTCGGTACGATTCCCGGCCTGGTACCTCGGCAAGAACCCCACCAAGCAGATCATCCAGGCATCATGCAACCTGACGCTGGTCGAGAAGCTCGGCCAATCCGTCAAGGACATCATCGCCAAGCCGGAGTACAACGAAATCTTCCCGGACTTCCGGCTATCGACCGACACCAAGGCGAAGACGAAATTCAAGACGGGATCTGGCGGCTACTACTTCGCGACCTCGACCACGGCTACCGCTGTTGGCTTCGGCGCGGACGTACTGATCCTGGACGACCCGCATGGGGAGCAGTCCTCCATCGGATCAGATAAGGCCAGCGTGATGCCATCGAAGGAAAATTTCGACCAGGTGTGGAATTGGTTCACGCAGGTCCGCGCCCGACTCCAGCCGGGTGGCTCCATTCTGATCGTGATGCAGCGGTGGTCGCCGTTCGACATGACCGGACGGATCATCGAACGCATGCGGACGGACCCGAACGCCGAGCAGTACGAGGTGATCGAGTTCCCCGCGCTGTTGATGGAGGAGGACGAGGCAGGCGACCCCCTCGTCGACGAGAACGGCGACCCAGTCTGGAAGTCGCTCTGGCCGGAGTTCTGGAAGGTCGAAGAGCTGCTAAAGATCAAGAACAGCATGATCAAGTGGCGGTGGAATGCCCAGTACATGCAGAACCCGCTCATGGAAACGAGTTCGATTGTCCCGCGGGAGCGATGGAAGTGCTGGGGCATGGGCAAGGACGGCGAGATCGACTATGACCTCAAGCCGCCCATCTGCTCGTACATCATCCAGACGTGGGACACGGCATTCAGCGCCGACACCCGCTCTGACTACTCCGCCGTGACAACGTGGGGCGTGTTCGATACTACCGATGAGCACGGCAGCCGGCGGAACGGCATCATCCTCCTCGACGCATGGCGCGGCCAAGTGGACTTCCCTGCGCTCAAGAAGAGGGCCAAGGAAAAGTACCAGCAGTGGAAGCCCGACGCATGCATCATTGAGGCGAAGGCGACAGGAACCCCGCTCATCCACGAACTTCGGCAGATGGGGATGAGCATCCAGTCCTATACTCCGACCTGGCAGACGGGCGACAAGATGGTGCGCTTGAACTCGGTGAGCCCGATCTTTGAGCAGGGGTTCGTGTACTATCCTCCCCGCGAATGGGCTGACGCAGTGATAGACGAGGTCGCGTTGTTCCCCGCCGCCGATCATGACGACTACGTCGACACCGTCATCATGGCGATGATGCGTTTCCGCTCCGGTCGATTCATGAGCCTGCATGACGACCTCCAGGAAGAGGAAGACCGCCCCTATCGGAAGGTGAAGGCCTACTATTAGCTAGTGTGATATCGAATGCATGAATCATAGTATTAGCTGATGTGATATCGTGAGAGGAAATGATCGAGCGAGTGAATGCCGGCGAAATTCCTTTGGTCGAGATCCAGGAGACGGTAATCGAAATCCCCGAGGGGAAGGAAACCACCGTCGAACTGGAGGACGGCAGCATCGAGATCACAATCGAGGAACCGGAAGAGTCTTCAAGTATTCTGGAGGCTCCATTTGATTCCAACCTTGCCGAATTTCTTGAGCGAGACAGACTCAACTCTATCGGCTACGATCTAGTCGATTTGGTCAAGGCCGACGAGCAGTCGCGAGAGGATTGGCTCGAGGGGTTTCGTCACGGCATGAAGCTGCTCGGTTTCAAGCCGGAAGACCGGACGGAACCGTGGGCCGGCGCGTGCGGCATTGTTTCGACGATGATTCCCGAGGCGGTGGTTCGCTTTCAGTCGAACGCGATGACGGAGGTCTTCCCCGCGGATGGTCCGGTGAAGGTGAAGATCATGGGGCGCGTGACGAAGGAAGTCATCGAGCAGAGCGAGCGCGTCCGCGACCGGATGAACTACACGCTGACCGAGGAGATGCCCGACTACCGCACCGAGACCGAGAAGCTGCTCTTTGGGCTGGCGTTCATCGGGTCAGCGTTTCGCAAGGTCTGCCCGGATACCCAGACCGGAAAACCAGCGGCGACCTATGTCCGCGCCCAGGACATGATCATCCCATACGGGGCATCTTCGCTTCAGACGGCCCCCCGCTACACTGAGGTCCTCAGGCTGTTCCCGTCTGACGTACAGCGATTCCAGGTCACAGGGCAGTGGTTGGACGTTCCCGTTGACGAGACGCCCGATGTATCCGATCTCCAGGAGGCCATCGACGAGGCTACCGAGCGGACGCCGTCCTCAATGGAGTCCGACCCAGGGACGTACTATGAGTGCCATACCCTTCTGGACATTGAGGAAGACCCCCTCCGTAACGAAGACGGTCTCCCGCTTCCGTATGTGGTGACGTTCGACCGCAACGGCGTTGTCGTGGCAATCCGGCGCAACTGGGATGAGTTCGACCCGAAGAAGCAGAAGCTGGTGTGGTATGCGGCGTACAGCTACATCCCCGCCGAAGGCCCGTATGGCTATGGCGTGCTGCATCTCGTCGGCGGTAGCGCGAAGGCGGCTACCTCCATCGAGCGGCAACTCATCGACGCTGGCACTCTCGCGAATCTCCCCGGCGGGTTCAAGACGAAGGACGCCCGCGTGTCTGGGTCTGACGATCCGGTCCCCCCCGGCGAGTGGCGAGACGTGGACTTGGGAGCGAACACCCTGCGCGAGTCCTTCTTCCCGCTCCCATACAAGGAACCGTCCGGTACCCTGCTCACGCTCCTCAACCGCATTGAAGAGAACGGCCGCCGGCTGGCCTCGATCTCCGACATCCAGGTCGGCGACATGAGCGGCAACGCCCCCGTGGGCAGCGTGCTCGCCGTGATGGAGCGGGAGATGAAGGTGATGTCCGCGGTACAGGCGCGGCTCCACGCAAGCCTCCGCGACGAGTTTCGCATCCTGGCGCGTGTCATGCGGGACATGGCGCCGGATGAGTACGAGTACGATGTCGAGGGCGGCAGCCGCCTGATTCGGAAGGCCGACTTCGATTCGCGCATCGACGTGATCCCAGTGTCCGATCCGAACGCCGCGACTTTGTCTCAGAGGATTACTCTGTACCAGGTGGCGGTGCAGTTGGCGCAGCAGGCCCCACAACTGTACGATCTCGCGGCGTTGCATCGGCAGATGCTGACCATCGCGGGCATCAAGGATGTGGACCTCATCATCCCCGACAAGACCGACATCAAGCCAACCAGCGTGGTTGCCGAGAACATGGCTATCGCCACAGGCAAACCAGTGAAGGCGTTTGAGTGGGAGCCGCACGAGGCACATATCGCGTCTCACACGGCGTTCCTTCAGGACCCGACCACTGCGGCAATTCTCGGACAGAATCCACAGGCGCAGGCCATCTTCGCTGCGGCGCAGGCGCACATCGCCGAGCACTTCGCCTACCAGTACCGGGCGAACATTGAGCGCGAACTCGGCATACCGCTCCCCGGCCTCGACCAGAAACTTCCCGGCGACATCGAATCGCAGTTGGCGATCGCGGTGGCGCAGGCAAGCCGGCAGCTATTGCAAAAGAACCAGCAGGCGGCGGCGCAGCAAGAGGCGGAGGCCAAGGCTCAGGACCCGGTCCTTCAGATGCAGCAGATGGAGTTGCAGCTGAAGCAGGCCGAGATCCAGCGCAAAGCGCAGGCCGACGCCGCCAAGGCGCAACTGACCGTGGTGACATCGCAGCAGCGTAACCAGGTCGAACTCGAAAGAATCCGGTCACAGGAACGGATGGCGCAGGAGGCGGCGATTGACCGCAACCAGCAGTTCCTGGCCGAAACGAAGGTGAACGCCCCCATGGCGAACATCGAAATCGAGAAGATCAAGGCGCAGATCGCCGAGATTCTTGCTCGAATTGACCAGATGATGTGACGTGATAAAGCAAATCGAAGCACTCATCCAGCAACTGACGGACCAACTGGCTCAAGGCGCAGCCAAGAGTTTTGATGACTACCGTTTCATCGTCGGGCAGGTAACCGCCTACCGACGCACGATCCACATGATCCGCGAATCCGAAAAGAATCGCGAGCACGAAGAGGAACTGTGACCGAAAAAACACCGACCGAAAAAACACCGACCGAAAAAACACCCGCTGAGATTATTCAGCCTTCCCGGTACCACATTCTCGTTGAGATTGTGAAGGCCCCCCGCGAGATCCGCGGCATTGCCATCCCAGACGAACGCGCCCGCCTCGAAGACCAAGCCTCCCAGATGGGGAAGGTGCTGTCGATGGGGCCTGACTGCTTCATGAACTTCGACGTTCACCCCCCGGTGCGCCGAGGAACCCCAGCCTGCAAGGTAGGCGATGTGGTGATGTTCCGTTCGTATACCGGAACCAAAGTCGCCTTGAGGTTTACGGAAGGCGACTTTCGCCTGATCGTGGACGATGCCATTGAAGGCGTCATCGCGGACCCGGATCTGGTTCGGAGGGGTGAATAATGGACGAGGAGATACTCTTGGACGAATCCCTTGTCGAGGAAACTCCGCAAGAGGAAATTGAGATTGAAATCGTCGATGAGACACCGGAGGATCTGAAGCAGCCGACCAAAGAACGGCCCAACAAGAAAGTCCCGGACCTGTCCTCAGAGGAAGAAGTTACCCTCAGCGAGAAGGTGCAGAAGCGCATCGCCAGGATGACCTACGAGGTCAACGAGCAGAGGCGGAAGGCAGCGGAAGCAGACCGTCAACGGTTCGCCGCGATGAAGCTGGCGCAGTCGGCCATCGCCCACCAGAACGAACTCGCGCAGCGCCTGAACTCGATTCAGGCCGGATTCAAGCAGGAAGCCATCGACCACCGCGTTGCACGGCAGCAGGCCAT